ATGAAAGTAAAAAAATGCCCTAACTGTACAAGAACAATAAAGAGAATAACATGGTATAAAGGACGAGTATTACGATTTAAATGTTCATATTGTGGAAATATATATGATAAAACTAGGAGTTGATTAAATGAAAAAGAAAATTGAATCCATTATCGATTGTAATAGTGGATTGTTAGGAGATGATTTAGGAAGTGGTTTATACGAATGTAATTCTAGGAGTCCCGAGTCTTGTAATTATGCTAGAAGAACTAGTATGAATAGTCTAAGAACAGGATACCATTGTGGATTAGCATTTGATAAACACTGGAATGAACACAATAAAACTATGAATAAATACGGAGGATTAAAAAAGGAGGATGATTAGAATGAAAAGTAAAGAAAATGAGAATGTAGAAATTAAGGGAGATATAGCGATTCAGACAACAACAATAACAAAAGAATGGTCTTTAGAAGAGCTAAAACAGCAGAAATCTAATATAATAGCACAAAAAGAACAACTTTTAAATAAGGCAAATCAATTAATGTCTATAGGATTACAAATGGATACTGCTGGAGTTAAGAAAAAGTTAGATGTAGATGAGATAGAATTGGCAAAAAAGTTGGATATAATTGCTAATTTTTAATCAATATCAAAAAACAATAAACGAATCAAATACAATTAAAATAGAAATCTCAAGAATAGATAAAGTCTTAAAAACCTTAGAAAAAAATATAAATAAACTAGAAAATCCTGAGAAAACTAAATCATTTGAAAAGCCAAAAGAGGAGTAGATATGTTTAAATGTGAGGTTTGTAAGAAACCCATACCTTTTGATAAACTTGGTTTTATTAAAATAGGACCTGAGAAAATGATTAGATGTAAACCGTGTTTTCATAAATACGATAAGCAACTGGTGATTGATTGAAGAATATAACAGAACTAAAAACAATAGAAGATGACTAGAAATGAAGCTAATAAAAGCAATAAAAAAATATAAGAAAACTACAATGTTCTGGTTCGGAGATAGAGGAACTGGAAAAGCAGCAGGTTCTGGAGCTATAGCATCATATCTAATATGGTTTTACAATATAGAGGAAGATGAGATAAATGGAGATTAAAGAGATACCAATAGATAAAATTAAACCAAATACTTGGAATCCTAATGAAATCTATAGAGATAAGTTTAATATACTTGTTAGACATATTAAAGAAGAGGGTATGAAACAGCCTATTCTAGTAAGATTAGTTGGAGATTCTTATGAAATTATTGATGGTTTTCATAGATTTAAAGCAAGTGAAGAAGCTAATCTAAATAAAATTAACTGTGTTATTATTAAAGCAGATGACGAAAAAGCTAAGAAAATAACTCTATCTATGAATAAATTAAGAGGAGAAAATGACCCTATAAAGCTAGAAAAACTAATAAATGACCTAATTAATGAAAATTCTAAAAATATGAAACAATTAATAGAAGATATTGGATTTACTAAATACGAAATATTTGATATTATTAATAAAGAAGATAGGTTTACAACAGAAAACGCCATAAAAGAATGGAAAGATATGCCTGAATTTATAAATGAGAATAAAATGGGAGTTAAGACCCTAATTGTACACTTTAAAACTCAAGATAATGTAGACGATTTCGCTAGATTAATACAACAAACTCTAAAACCAACTACAAAATATATATGGTTTCCTAAACTAATCCACGATAAACCTAAAGAATTGAGGTATTCTAATGAATCCTAAATTTCCTCTATATATTCCATCGTATAGTAGATGGAAACAAAGACATACAATAAGGGCTTTAGAACGTATGAAAGTACCATATTATGTAGTAGTTGAACCAGAACAATATGATGACTACTGTAAGGTTATAGATAAAGCTAGAGTTCTAAAGATACCAAGAAAATATCATAAAAAATACGATACCTTTGATAATTTAGGCGAAACTAAATCCCAAGGGCCTGGCCCAGCTAGAAACTTTGCATGGGAACACTCAATGAAAAATGGATTTAAGTATCACTGGGTAATGGATGACAATATAAGTAATTTTTGTAGATATAATAAAAACAAAAAAATAAGAGTTACTGACGGAACAATATTTAGATGTATGGAGGATTTCGTATTAAGATACAAAAACGTAGCAATGGCCGGTCCGAATTACTCTATGTTTATTAGTAAAAAATCAAAATACCCACCTTTTACAATAAATACAAGAATATACTCATGTAATTTAATACGAAATGATGTACCATTTAGATGGCGAGGAAGATATAACGAGGACACAGACCTATCACTAAATATGCTAAAAGACGAATGGTGTACTATTCAATTTAATACCTTTTTACAGGATAAAATAGTAACTCAGAGAGTAAAGGGGGGTAATACTGAACGATTTTATGCTAAAGAAGGCACATATCCTAAGTCTAAAATGCTAAAAGAAATGCACCCAGACGTGACTAAAGTTGTCTGGAAATTCGGTAGATGGCATCATATTGTAGATTATACTCCATTCAAAAGGAATAATAAATTAATAAAAAAAGATAATTTAAATAATATGAAGACTATTAATAATTATGGAATGAAACTAAAAAAAACTGCTAAAATATGCTTAAATGGTGATAAAAATAGTAAGTAAAGAACTATTAGTAGAGAGAAGAAAGAAAGTAATGGAACTCATGCTTCAAGGAGCTACAGAGGCAGAGATGGCCAAAGGTCTTAATGTATCAATGAGGTCTATAACAACTGATAAGAAAAATATAAGAAAAACCTTATGGAATAATTTAAAAAATAATCCTAAGGAATATATATTAGAAAAATACTTTATGCAAAATGAGAAAATAATTAAAGAAGCATGGTCATTATATAGACATGGTGCAGAGCCTACTAAGACTAAAGCATTGGCAATAATTAATAAGTCCACTGAGAAGTTCATAGATAGTATGATAAAAATGGGTCTTATTGTTAAACCTGAAGAGAAAATAGAGCTAAGAACAAATGCATTAGAAGTATTAAGTGGGTTATTTGATGATGACAGGTCTGAAAAATCTGAATCTCAGGAAACTGGGAATGAAGATATTCAAGAATAATGATGGAGAACCTTATAGATTATATAACTATCAATTACCTATAGTCGAGACACTATTTTTTAAAAAGCATAGGCGAACTACTTGTAAAGCAACTACAAGAGCAGGTAAGTCTGAAGCAGTTGCTATAGCTTGTATTCTAATCGCTACTATTCTAAAGAACGAGAAGATTCTAATTATAGCACCAACAACAGAACACGCTAAGATTATAATGAATTATGTAGCTAAGCATATCATAGACAGTAAGGATATTATAGAGAGATTAGATATAGATTTACAGGGTAAGAAGGCAGAGAAAATTAAGAGTGAAATATCTAAGAAAAAATTAACATTCAAAACAGGTTCTAGTATTGAGATTAAGTCTGCTACTATTTCTCATGGTGGTAGAGGACTAATTGGAGAAGGTGGTTCAATTATTATTATAGATGAGGTTGCTTTAATTCCAGAAGAGATATACAGAACAGCTATACTAAGAATGCTTGGGGATAGTCCTAATTCTATATTGTTTGAGATTGGAAACTCTATAGCCAGAAATCATTTTCAAGACCATCATAATAATCCAGAATGGCACAAGATTAGTATTAGTCATGAAGATTGTATCGCAGAGGGTAGACTAACTAAGGAGTTTGTTGAGAGTCAGAGAAGAGAATTATTACCTATAGAGTTTAGAATGTGGTATGAGGCAGAGTTCCCTGAAGAAGCAGAGGATTCTGTATTCAAAGAAAAATGGATAAATCAAGCTGTGAAGTTGTATGAAGACAACATGAACTTAGAAGTGAATATAGATAATGAAATGCACATGGGATGCGATATAGCTAGGTATGGAGTAGACCTAAGTGTTCATACTAATATAGAGAAAACTATGGATTTTTGGATTGTTAGAAATATACTAGCTACTGGAGAAAGGTCTACAATGGCTACTGTAGGAGATATAATAGAATTAGATAGAAAATTTCATACTAAAATGATTAAGATTGATGAGGGTAGATATGGTGGTTCTCTGATTGATAGATTAAGAGAAGATGATGTAGGTATAGGTCATAAAATTATGGAAGTACAGTTTGGTTCATTACCAATGCGAGATAAAAAAAAGAATTCTTAAATAAGAAAGCAGAGATGTACTGGGCTTTAAGAGATTTATTCGAAAAGGGTTCTATAGCAATTCCTAATAATAGTGAGTTAATTAAACAACTATTAAAAATGAGATTCGAGTTCACGAGTAATGGAAAGATACACATACTAAAAGAATCAAAAACATCACGTAAATTAGAGGTCGGAAAAGGTAAATCTCCAGACCACGCAGATTCGCTTGCATTGGCCGTATATGATGCCGGAGGAGAGGCGTTTATACTTGAAGATAAAATCGGAATTATTTAGAGAAAAACTTATAAACTATAAGGAGTATAAATACANTAGGAAGTAGGTGATTTGTATAGTTAATATACTAGGTTTTGAAATTCTAAAGTCAGGGATAGTTAATAAATTAGAAAAGAAGATAACTGCTTTAGAGGATGATAAATTAAGTAATAGACCTACATTAGATTTTTTAAATTCTTTAGGCACTGGAATTATTAAAATACCTCGTTTAGATGTTCCTTATAAAGATATGGAAGATTTAGTACGTTATTCAGATATTCTAAGAAATATAATAGGAGCATTAAAATCAGAAATATTTAGAAATGAGTTTGATATAGAACCAGCATTCACTAAAAAATGTCCTAATAGTGAATGTGAACAAGAGTATAATTATGATATAGATGAGTGTGATTCTTGTGGTACATTCTTAACAGCACCAAGTCAGAAAGAAAAAGATTTGTTTGAGAAGTTTGAGAAGAGAGCTAACTTTAATGGGCAAACTTTAATAGATGTGTTTAAGGAAGTAGAAGAGGATTTAGATATAGGAGATAATGGGTATATACTAATTAATATGGATTATACAACTACAAAAGAAGGACAGATTGTAGGAAAAAAATTAATAGAAATTCTAAGAGTAGACCCAAGTATAATTAGAATGGTCGCAGATAAATTCGGGAAAAGAGGATGGACAGATGACGGAAAAAGAGCATTAGTTTGTATAGACCATAGAAATGATTTAGTTTTTGATAAAGAGATTTGTAGTAAATGTGGAAAATTATTATATCCAGTACATTTTGCGGCACAGTATCAAACGGGACAGTTTGCATTACCTACTTATTATATCAAGGGAGAGATTATACATTCAGCAAAGTTTAAACCAACATTACTATATGGACAAGCACCACCAATTCTAACAGTATGGCAGAAAGCTATTGCATTATTAGATATGGATAAATTTATTAAAACTGCTTATGGTTTACAGAGACCACCAAAAGGAATGTTATTAGTTAGTGCAGCTAACAAAGATAGTGTTAAGAAAAGTTGGGAGCATTTACAAGAACTAACTAAAAATAATCCACACGCAGTACATCCATTTGCTATTGAAAACCCTAACGGAACTAAAGGTAAATTTAGTCAGAATGGATTAGTTTCATGCCTGAATTAACTAATATGCAGTTTACAGAGATAATGAAAGATATGAGAACATCTATAGGTGCAGTGTATGGAGTTATGCCTGTATTCCATGGAGACCTTTCAACATCAGGTGGTTTAAATCAAGAGGGACTACAAATTACTGTTACTACTAGAGCAATAGACTCTGGACAAGTACCTTATAATACTAAATTTATACCAGCTATTCTTGAAGCATTACAAATAACACATTGGGACGTAACTCTTGCTAAGTCTGAAGAAAAGGACGAAATGGCAGAATTACAAAGAGACACACAAGAAATACAAAACGCAGTTATGATGCGAAATATGGGATTCAACGTAGAATTAGACGAACAAGGAAATTTCAAATTCTCAGGAGAAGCTTCAGAACCTATAGATACTGAATTACCTTTTGGTAGTTTTTCAGAACCTAATATTGGAGCGCAGGGAAGTCCACCATCCCCTAAAATAAAAAAAAAGGTAAAAAAGGGAACTATAAGAGAAAGTACAGAATATAGAAAAGGACTTGAAAAAGAATTAAAGTTATTAATTCGTAAATTGAATTTTAAACGTAATACAAAACAGTCATTATTAATTGAGAAGATTAATTCTTTAATAGATTTTTTTACCAAAAGAATGAAAAAGAAATCAGATATTGAATTAGGAACAGTATATGAAGATACTGTAGAAAAGATAGAGAAAAAATTAAATGTAAATATAGTAGGAACAGAACATGGTAACTTTGTTCTTAATACAGTTAAGAATTCTAACATTTATAGAAAAGCATTTTAAAGGACTAAACAATCAAATGACTAAAAGAGTTAATGAAGTGATAGCAACGGCCTATAAAAATCCAAAAGGATTTACTATTTCTGGGTTAATCAAAGATATGGCTGATGTTGTTGAGCTTAGTGATAGTAGGCTTGAGAACATAGCTAGAACCGAAACTCATAATATTTCTACTCTAGCCACAGAACAAGTATTTAAGGAGTTTGGACCAGAATTTAAAGTTAAATGGATTAATCCAATAGACCATAGAACTACAGATATATGTAAAAAAATAGTATCCAGAACAAAGAATGGAGTAACTGTTGAGGCTCTAAAGGAAATAATTAGACAAGAGTCAGATAAAACAATNTATACAGAATCCAGACCATTTGTGCCACATTTACAGTGTAGGTCAGTGATGGCTAGTAATTAATAGTTAAACTTATATACTACAATATATATATTATTCTATAGGTATTAAGTTCCCAATATGGCTTCTAGGGCAAGGTTGGGCTAATATCTATTCGGCTGGAGGTACAAAAGAGCGGTGGTATTTGTCATCGGATTGGTGGGAATCTGGTGAACAGCAACCTTTATCTAATTCTAAGATATAAACTATATATAGCGGAGTAGGATAGCAAGGTTTTATTCCGCTGGGCTCATAATCCAGAAATCGTTGGTTCAAATCCAACCTCCGCTACCATGTGATTCGTATGAATAATAAAGATATTAAAAAAACTATAGATAAGGGTACAAAATGGTTCAAGGTATTACTTATTAGTAGAATTATAGATTGGATAGTAATGGCTTTAATGTTCATATATTTCAGAGGATGCTAACCGATAAGCATATAAGGAATGAACCACAATTTTTATCATGGCGAATAAAGAGGAAGCTATACTCAATGCCATAGATAACAAAATGGACGAACTCGCACAACACATATTGGGTAAGGCCATACAAAATATAGCAAGAAATGGAACTTGGGATACAGGCTTTTTAGCACGTTCAGGTTCTGTAGAGAGTAAATTCCTCGAGAAAACCATAAAGTTCACAGCACCTTATGCTGGAGATATTGAATTCGGTTCAGACCCGCATTATGTTCCTCCGAGATTATTAGTTAATTGGGCTAGAAGAAAATTAAGAGTACCAGAAAAAGAAGCCCAAAGTGTTGCTTATGCAATATCAAAAAAAATAGCTAGAGAAGGAACAAAACCTCAACCGTTCATTAGACCAGCAATAAGAGAAGCAGCGGTGAGGTTTAACGTATGAAAAATATAGTATTTATAACAAAAACAGGGAAAGAATTAGAAACAGAAGAAGTTTTGGAAGTATTTAATTCTGTGAACGATTTAGATAAAATAAAAAAAGCAGTCGAACATGCTAAAGATAGAATATACGTATCATGGGCAACCGTTGATATGAAAGATAATGAAGGACAAGTTATACCTATTGATGATATTATTAAAGAGCAAAAGAATTTAATGGAACGTAATGGCCCAATAACAGATAGTCATACAAATAGAATTATTGGAGAGACTATGGCATATAAGGTCTTACAACATCCAGAAAGCAAAACAACAGGTATTCTACATTTAGATAAAATATTTAGCCATAATGATTTAGATGCACAGGTATGGGATGAAATACAAACAGGTAAAAGAAAAGGTAGTTCGGTTGGTGGATATAATGACAGTGTTAGCACAACATTTGATAAGGTTACCGGCACAGTAGCAGAGAAAGTTGAAGGATTTAAACAGTTGGAAACAGCATCCGTAGACAATCCTTGCAACCCATTGGCATTGAATGAAGCATTCTCTTTGGTAGCAAAGGGAGATAAAAAAACAATTAAAGAAGATATTAAAAAACCATTCGGCGAATATAATGATTTTGTTGATTGTGTGAAACAGAATCAGGATAAAAAAAATCCACAAGCCTTCTGTGCTTGGCTAGAACACAAAATAACAGGTAAATGGCCTACAGAGAAGGAATTAGAATCTAATGATTCTATAAAAAAAATAAAAGGTGATAATATGACAGAGAAAGAAATCAAGAAACAAGAAGAAGAAACAACAGAAGGCCCATCTCTAGAATCTATTGCTCAGGCTCTACAAGCATTAGCAGATAGGCTAGACGCATTAGAAGCATCAGTTGGAACCTCTAAAGAAGATGATGAGGAGAAACCAACGGAAGAAGAGAAAAAGCCAGAANTTGAAAAAGAGGGCGAAGGCGAAGGCGAAGTCGCTGTAGCTCCAAAATCTGTAACATCTGATACAGAGTTACAGGAAGGTAAGGCTGGAGACACTGAAACAGACGCACCAAGTGTTAAATTAATAGAGAAAATTAATGATTTAACAAAGGATATTTCAGAAATCAAAAAGTCCTTAAATACAAGTTCAACTCCACGATTACCGGTAAATAAAAACAAGCCAATGTCAGAAGTAAAAAAAGAGTTAATTCCAGATGCATTATCAATAGCAACAGGAAAAACAAAAATAACAAATGCGGAACTAGCATATATGGAAAACGACTTCAGAAAAGCAGCAATGGCTGAAGTAATAGGAGGTTGATTTATATGGCAAATGTACTAAGAAATATAAATGATATGGTAAATTTATACTACGGAGCAAAGGGAAGACAGTGGATTGGAAAAGCTGATGCACCAGTTATCTCAACAACTACCGGAGTATATAATGCAGTATATGGGGCACAGGTTTGGAATCAATTAAATCAAGAAGCAAATGCATTCGGTTTATTACCAAAAACAGTTTGGAATCGAAGTGGTTGGAGAGTAATCACAGCAGGAGCAGGAACAAAAGGAACAGGTGGAGTAGCTGAGAATGCAACAATCCCAGATACAACAAAACCAACATTTGCAGAAATTTCTACAAAACCAAAAACAGTAGCACACACATTCGATGTAAGCGAAGTTCAGGAATTTGAAGCAGCAGAATCTGGAGACGATGCAATAGGAGCTATGACACAATTAAGAGGAATAATGGGTGCAAGACACGCAGAACACATGAATAAAATGTTGTTAGGTGATGTTGATACCTTAGCAAGTAATAACTTAGAATCTATTGATAGAGTTTGTTCTAGTTATGCAGAAGTAACCAATTTATCTTTAGACGCAAACGATGCTGATATATATGGAATAGACAGAGATGCAGCAGCATCATGGGCAGATGCATACGTAGATGATAACTCAGGAACTGATAGAACATTAACAGACACATTAGTCTTGACATTAATTCAGAACATCCAAACAAACGGTGGTAACACAAGTTTGTTCTTAACTGGCCATGACTCAAAGAGAGTTTTAATTAATCAGTTTAGTACACAAATGAGATTTAATGTATTAGGTGAAGCAACAGCATCAGTTGGTGTAAATGGAATCCAGACAGAAGATGGAATCAACGCAGGAATGAGAATAGCAACACTATACGGAATCCCACTATTGTCATCACAAGACGTAACTCAAGATACAATTAGTAGATTTTATGCATTAGATACTACAGACCCAGAAGGATTTGGAACCCCAAGATTAGGACTAAAAATTGCAAAACCAACACAATATTTTGAAGCAGGAATGAATCAAGGAGACCCATTCGGAATTAACAAACTTGGAAACGAAGGAATGTTTAGAACTATGGGAGAATTGATTTGTCATAACTTTAAAGCACAAGGAAAAATCAGAGATTTGAAGGCTTAAATAAAGAAGAAATAGAACTTTGTGGGCGGAAGCCCACATTTTACTATTATTAAAACGAGGTGTATAAAATGGTAAAATTTATAAGAAAAGGAATTGAAAGTCTAGGAGCAATAACACAAGATACAGGTAGACGACAGTATACTTTTTTTAATAAAAAAGCATTGAATATTATAGAAAAAGACGATATTGAATTTTTCAGAACATATCCAGATAAGTTTGAAGAAGTTAATATTGTTAAAACTGTAAAGAAAACAGTAGAAAAAGTTGTTAAGAAAAAGGCAACAAAAAAGAAAAAAAAGTAGGTGATGAATTATGGCATTTAGTAGTACAATAGAAAAGAAAGCTGTAATGGGAGACTTGAGAGTATATACAGGAACATTCACTAATACAGGAGGAAGCACAGGTGGAAATATAACAACATCATTATCAAGAGTATTACACATGACTCTAACCCCAACAGGAGCAGCAGTGTCAGCAGACGCAGCAGCAGTAAATGAAACTATGCCGTTTTCTGGTGGAGATGTAACAGTGGTTACAACAGCAGATGTAGACGGAACATGGGTAGCGTTTGGATGGTAATGACAAAACATATATAAGGAACAAAAGACAAATGTAGTTCAGTAATAGAATGAGTATTCGCAAACCTATTCTATATACTGGCGACTCATACGATATGTATGCGTCAGTTAAAAAATAAAATAGCAGGTGATTTGAGATGGCAAATTTAACAAGCGGAGATAGTGTCCGCACTAAGCAGTGGGCATCTTTTGCGGTAGATAATACACCGCCTAAAGAAGCAGCACCACACGTAAGAATGGTTGGTGGATTGGTAACAACATCAGCACCAACATATACAACTGGAGATGCAGCAGCATTCAGTTTTGATACTTCTGGGAGAGTTAGGTGTATTCTTGAAGGAGCAACATTCACAGTTTCTGGTTCTGATTTAGAAGTTGATGTTTCGGCATTTAGAGGAACAGGAGGAGTAACAGATAGACAAGACGCATGGTTATTCTCACATGATGAGGATTTAAGTGCAGTATCTGAAAAGTGGCAAGGATTTGGTGGATATGATGAGACAGCAGATGTCTTTAGAGCTTTTCCAATAGCAACAGATAACGCAGCTATGCCAACAAATGCACAGGGAATACCAATAATAGGAGAATATAATGCAACACTTCCAAATTATGGAGATGGTGATGCAGCAATATTCCAATTAGACGATAGAGGAAGATTAATTTCTACAATAGAATTAAATGATTATATAGATGATTCTAATGAGTTTACAGTAGCAACTTCTAAACTAATAGCAGTAGGTGGAATAGCAACAACAGATGCAGTAGACTCAGGAGATGTTGGAGCATTCGCTATGAGTGTAAATAGAAGTCTTCACGTTAAACTAGCAGAAACAAACTCAGCAGATTTAACAAATGGAGTGGAAACAGTAGCAGTAGCAGGTACAGCAGAACAATTAAACGGTGGTGGAAGTATAACTGTAGATAATGGATTTAAAGTTCTTGTAAAAGCTTTAATGACAAATACAGGAGTAACCTATGTAGGAAATTCAGGAGTAGATTCAACTAATGGATTACAACTATATCCCGGTGAAGCAGTATCTTTAGCAATGAATGATGTGAATAAAATCTATATAGATGTTGATACAGCTGGTGAAGGGGCAAGTTGGATAGTAGAAGAAGCTTAGGTGATTAAATGATTGAGACAAATAAATTTTTAATGCATGGAAATCCAGAAAAATTAGATACTGGAGAATTCCAAGTAAAACAAGCAGGTGGAGCTATGTGGAAATATACTATAAAAAGAATTGATGAGAAAATAGCATCTCTTGAATGGAAGAGAGATAATTTAGACCAAGATGACTTAAAGTCAGACGACCTAAGAGAAAGAGAACCAGCAGAACGACAAAAGAACTTCTATGAAAATCTTATCAGTGAATTGAAAGCCCTGAAAAAGAAAACGGAGGCGATGAAATAATGGCAGAATCAAATATACTACCAAATTTTATGCATAAAGCAAATGGAGTAGGAACATACAATAAATCGATTGGTGGAACAGGATTATCTTCAGGAGCTTATGTAACAGCACCAGCAAGTGCAGTAACTGATGCTTTAGCTGGATTAGGAGCAGGAAATCTATCAAATGGAACTTATTATTATAAAGTAGCTTATTTAACCGCATCTGGAGTAACAGAACCAAGTTCAGCTTCAGGTGGAGTAACGGTAGCAGTAAGTGCAAATCAGCCAGAAATATCTATAGTAACAACTGTAGCAGATTCAGCAGGTAGCTTAGGTGGAAAATATTTTACAATAGACGACCCAAGCACAGCTTATTACGTCTGGATAGATGTAGATAATGGAAGTGTAGATCCAGCACCAGGCGGAAAGACAGGTATTGAAGTAGATATATCTTCAGGAGATACAGCTATTACAGTAGCAGCTGCAGTTCAAACAGCAATAAATGCAGTAGCAGACTTCGGAGCAACTGTAAGCGGAAGCGTAATTACTATTACAAACGCAAATAATGGAACAGCAACTGACTCGGCAGATGTAGATACAGGATTTACTATAAGTAAAACTCAAGATGGTTCA